GTAGTAATGGCTTTAATAGTTAACGATAGAGTTAAGGAAACAAGTACAACTACTGGAACAGGAACTTTGAATCTTGCAGGAGCTGAGCAAGGTTATGAAAGTTTTGTTTCAGGAATTGGTACAACTAATACAACTTTCTATGCAATAGAAAATAATTCTGCAGGAGAGTTTGAGGTAGGTATTGGTACAGTTACTGATGCTTCACCGGATACTTTATCAAGAGACACAGTTATCTCATCATCAAATAGTGATAGCAAAGTAGATTTTTCTGCAGGTACTAAAAATGTATTTTGTACACTACCAGCATCGAGAGCTATGTCTCCATCTATGACAGCTACAGATTATTTAGTTACACATGCAACAACTCTTTCACAAGATCAAACAATTGCATCTGGAGTATTAGCTGGACCAGTTACAGTAACTGGTACACAAACTATAACAGGAACGGTAGTAGTAATTTAATGAGTAAGATAGAAGTAAATACAGTCGAACCACAATGCGGAACTACCTTAACACTAGGTGCTTCTGGTGATACGGTAACTATTCCTTCAGGTGCAACTATTTCTAATTTAGGAACTGCATCAGGCTTTGGTTCATCAGGGGAGATATCTTGGGACACAACAGTTAAGACAGCAGATTTTACAGGTGTTTCAGGTGTAGGTTATTTTGTAAACAGTGCTAGTTCAACAATTACGGTAACTTTACCCGCGTCACCAAGCGCAGGTAATGTAATTGGTATTTCAAGTTACAATAATTCTGCTGCTACAAATGCAGTAACTGTTGCAAGAAATGGTTCTAATATTATTGGAACTGCATCAGATTTTATTATCGCAAAAGGAAACTCAGCAGTTCAACTTATTTATGTAGATGGAACTGTAGGTTGGCAAACTGTATTTACAGGAAGTCCAGTAGACGTGCAAAACACTTTTATTTCTGCAACAGGTGGGACTGTAACTGAATCAGGAGATTTTAAAATTCATACGTTTACAAGTCCAGGTACTTTTACAGTTACTAATGGGGGATCTGCTGCAGGATCAAACACAGTTTCTTACATGGTCATCGGTGGTGGTGGATCTGGAGGTGGAGGATCAGGACTTGGTGGTGGTGGAGGTGCTGGAGGATTTAGAGAAGGTAAAGCATCTTCAGATTGTTATTCAGCTAGTCCATTAAATGCACCCGCTGGTTTACCAGTTACAGGTGGAACAGGTTATCCAATAACAGTCGGTGCTGGTGGAGCAGGCGTAGCAGCGCAGAATAAAGGAAATAGCGGATCAAATTCAATTTTTAGTTCAATCACATCTGCCGGTGGTGGAGGTGGAGGTGGTAAAACAGGTTCCTGTATCACAGGCGTCGCTGGAGGTTCTGGTGGTGGAGGTGGAGAAAATAGTGGGTGTGTGGGTTCTGGTGGAGGAGCCGGTAATACACCTCCTGTTAGTCCTCCCCAAGGAAATAATGGAGGCACAGGAACTCAATTTGCTCCAGCTAGCACGGGAGCAGGTGGTGGCGGTGGAGCCACATCAGTTGGAACTGCTGCGGCATCTCCGTATGGTGGAGGAGCTGGAGGTAATGGAGCTACAACATCTATAAATGGAACACCAACAACAAGAGCAGGTGGAGGTGGGGGTGCAGGTTTTGGACCTGGTAACCCAGCTGCATTTGCTGGAGATCCCGGACCAGGTGGAGGTGGAGCAGGTACTTTTGGACCTAACTCTGGATCAACTGTTGCTGGGGCAGGAACAACAAATACTGGAAGCGGTGGTGGAGGTGGTGTTTTAACATCAGCTCCTGAAGGTGCTGGTGCAGCAGGTGGTTCTGGTTTAGTAATAATAAGGTATAAATTTCAATAATTATGACAAGTACAATTAAAGTAAATACAATACAAAACACATGTGGAGCAGATATCATAAAAGAATCTGGCAACACAATAACTATTGGTGCATCTGGAGATACAGTAACTTTAGGATCTGGTGCATCACAAACAGGTTTTGGTAGAACAGGAACAGTTGATTGGGATACAACTCCAAAGACAGCAACTTTTACTGCAGTATCTGGAGATGGATTTTTTGCAAACACAACATCTAGTGCATTTACAATGAATTTACCAGCAGGAAGTGCTGGAGCCATAGTGTCAGTAGCTGATTATGCAGGCACTTGGGATTCAAACTCTTTAACTGTTGCACCAAATGGAACAGATAAAATTGGTGGAGTAAATGCAAGTGTAATTTTAAACACAGAAGGACAATCAGTTACTTTTGTATTTGTAGATTCAACACAAGGTTGGGTTAATGTTCAAGATTCAACTTCAAATGAAAGAGGAAATGCATTTATAGTTGCAACAGGTGGTACAATAACTACTTCTGGAAATGATAAAATTCACACTTTTACCAGTCCAGGAACTTTTACAGTTAGTTCAATAGCAACTTGTGCGCCCAATAATGTAGTTTCATATATGGTCGTAGCAGGTGGTGGAGGTGGATCAAATGGAGGTGGTGGAGCAGGTGGTTTTAGAGAATTTAAAAGTCCAGTAACACCTTACACAGCTAGTCCATTAGTCGGTTCAACACCAATCACAGTTACTGCAGCAGGTTTTCCAGTTACAGTTGGAGCTGGTGGTGCAGGTAATGCAGATGGAAACAATTCAGTTTTTGCAGCAGCATCAACAATTACTTCAGCTGGTGGTGGATCAGGAGGAACTTTTCCTAATTCTCCAGGGAGTCAAGGAGGCGCAAATGGAGGATCTGGTGGTGGAGGCGGTGGTGGACCAAATCCAGGTACAGGATCTGCGCCAGGTGGAACAGGCAATACTCCTCCGGTTAGTCCCCCACAAGGAAATAATGGTGGTGCTGGTCGTCACGTTTGTGGAGCATATTTTGGTAGTGGTGGTGGTGGAGGTGCAACTGCAGTAGGAGCATCAAAAACAGGAGCACAGGGTGATACACCTTTTGGTAATGGAGGTGCAGGAGCAACAACAAGTATTAATGGATCACCAACTGTATTTGCAGGTGGAGGTGGTGCAAAAGATGATTTTTGTACTGGTGGAACAGGTGGAGCAGGTGGCGGTGGTAACGCTGGTGCTACTGGTACAGCTAACACTGGTGGTGGCGGTGGAGGAGATGTAGCTGGGGGTAGCGGAATTGTTATAATAAGGTATAAGTTTCAATAGGTAGATTATGAGTGAAATAAAAGTAAATAAAATTAGTCCAAGAACAAATTGTGGTACAACTACATTAGGGGATAGTGGAGACACTATTAGTATTCCTGCTGGTGTAACGATAACAAATGCTGGAACTGCAAATGGTTTTGGAGCAACGGGTGCTGTTAATTGGCAAACAACAAAAAAAACAGCTAACTTTACTGCATCATCAGGCGAAGGATATTTTTGTGACACAGCGGCAGTAGGATCTTTTACTTTAACACTGCCTTCTTCTCCAAGCGCAGGAGATATTGTAGGTCTTAAAGATTATAATGGAAATTTTTCAACAGCTAATTTAATTATTGGTAGAGGTGGTTCTAATTTAGATGGAAATGCTGGTGATAGAACATTAAGCACAGATAATTTAAGTTTAACTTTAGTTTATGTAGATGCAACACAAGGTTGGGTGCCTATTGAAGAGGGAACAGGTTTTATTGGTCAAACTCCAGCGTATGTAACTGCAACAGGTGGAACAATTACAACACAAGATAATGATTTTAAAGTTCACACATTTACAAGCCCTGGAACTTTTTGTGTTTCTTGTGCAGGAAATAGTCAAGGATCAAATACAATTTCTTATATGGTAGTTGCAGGTGGTGGTGGCGGTGGAAAAAGCAGTAATGGTGGTGGTAGACACGGTGGTGGCGGTGGTGGAGCTGGTGGATTTAGAGAATCTAAAGCAACAACAGATAGTTATACAGCCTCTCCTCTTGCAGCTAGTGGAGGACTTCCAGTTGCCGTTGCGGGTTATCCTGTTGCTGTGGGTGGCGGTGGCCCTACAGGACCTGGATCAGGTGGTATTCCTGGAGGTCAAGGTTCAAATTCAGTATTCACAGGTACTTCAACAATCACTGCTGCAGGTGGTGGTGGAGGCACTTCAGACGAAGGAAATTCTTGTGCAACTAATAAAAATGGTGGTAGTGGCGGAGGTGGATCAGCACTCTCCGGAGCAAACCCAGATGGTAATCCTGGAGGAACTGGAAACAGTCCACCAGTAACTCCTGCTCAAGGAACACCAGGCTTTGCAGGTTCACCTGGCTCAGCAGGTGCAGGTGGTGGAGGAGGTGCAGGTGGCCCTTCTTCTACAACTCCATTTGATGGAGATGGAAAAGCTGGTGCAACAAGTTCAATAAGTGGAACACCGACAGCAAGAGCTGGCGGAGGAGGAGGTGGTGGACCTGGAGGTGGATCTCAAGCAGGTGGAGCTGGAGGTGGAGGTAACTCAGGAATACCAGCAAGTGCGGGCACAGCTAATACTGGTGGTGGTGGCGGTGGATCTAATCATAACCCTCCATCTAGTCAACCAGGCGCAGCTGGTGGTAGTGGAATTGTTATAATAAGGTATAGATTTCAAAATTAATATGTATTTACTAACTTTTAAAACTACTATATAAGGAGAAACATTATGGCACATTTTGCAAAACTAGGAGCTAACGGAAAAGTTATTCAAGTATTAACTTGTGATAACGAAGTAATGAAAGATTCTGAAGGCAAAGAAGTTGAAGCTAACGGACAACAGTGGTTAGAAAAACATAACAACTGGCCTGCACAGATGTGGATTCAAACTTCATATAACACTTTAGAAAATAAACATAGTTCTGGCGATGACTCAAAAGCATTCAGAGGAAACTATGCGGGGATAGGTTATGAGTGGGATGAAGATAATCAAATCTTCTGGCCTAAAAAACCACATGCATCATGGGTAAAAAACACAACTGATGCTAGATGGCAGTCACCAATCGGTGATGCTCCTGCTTTAACTGCAGAACAAACTTCACAAAATGAAGCTGGCACACATTCTTGGGTATATCGTTGGAATGAAGAAGGCCAGTCTTGGGACTTGACAGATACATTAGCATAAATTACAAAGGTATGTGGTATGCAAAAGAAAGTATTATCTGAAATAGCATTATATTATGGTGACGTGGCAATGCCTAAAGATTGGGACATTGACCGAGATAAATTATCAAACGACATTTTACAATCAGTAATTCAAAAAAAACAATTTCCCTTCTCACGAACTTTCGATATGTTGAACACTTATATGAGAGATCATATAAATTTAGACTATGGTTTTACTTTAATTAACAAAGAGACGTGGGGCAATATGTATAAGCCTCAAGAGATTACAATTCCGTTATTAAATATAGATCCTGTTGATTTACGTAATTCACCAGATTATACATTTTTATATGGTGTAAAAGTTAAAGACTGTATGGTCAGAATACACTATGAAGATAATAGACGTAAAGGTAGATCTTGGGATATACCACTTAAAAATAATATGTTTATTATGTTCCCATCAACTTGTATGTATTACTTAACCAATAATCAAAAGGATAGTTTAAATTTTGTACAAACTATAACGTATGAATATATCTAATTATTATTGGTATTTTAGTGGTGTTTTAACACCTAGATTCTGTGATGATGTGATACAATATGCATTGCAGCAGAAAGAAGTATTAGCTAGAACCGGTGGATATGACAAAAAAGAATTATCAAAAGAAGATGTAAAAAATATACAGAAAAAAAGAAAGTCTGATCTGGTATGGCTTAATGATACCTGGATATATAAGGAATTACATCCATACGTGCACGAAGCAAATAAAGCAGCTGGTTGGAATTTTGATTGGGACAGATCTGAATCTTGTCAGTTTACAAAATATAAATTAAACCAATATTATGATTGGCATTGTGATAGCTGGGATAAACCTTATAATAAACCAGATACACCGGAGCATGGTAAGATTAGAAAATTATCCATGACCTGTCAATTGACAGATGGTTCAGAATATAAAGGTGGAGAATTAGAATTTGATTTTAGAAATTATGATCCACATATGAGAGACGAATCAAAACATAGAATACAATGTAAAGAAATA